AAGGGACGGTATCACCAGCCGCCCCGGCTGACCGACTTCCCCAACGCCAAGGATCTGGATCAGGTCTACACCGTTGGCCCGATCACGGTGCGCAGCGCCTGTAGCCATCACTTGGTTCCGATCCTGGGCAAGTGCTGGGTGGGTATCAAGCCAAGCGAACGAGTGATTGGCCTGAGCAAGTTCGTGCGTCTGGCCGAGTGGGTGTTTACCCGGCCGCACATCCAAGAGGAGGCGGTGATGATCCTTGCCGACGAGATCGAGCGGCTGGTGAAACCGCTGGGTCTCATTGTGATTGTAAACGCGCAACACTACTGCATGAAATGGCGCGGCGTGCGTGAGCCTGAAACGTCGATGGTGACCAGCGTCGTGCGCGGCGAGTTTCGCGACAAGCCGCACATGAAAGCCGAGTTTTTACAGTTGATCGGACTCAAATGACCTACACCAGCACCAAAACCTACGGCCACGAAGTTGGCCTCTCTGCGTGCTTCCGCCAGTGGCGCAGCACCCATAGTCACTGCCGGTTTCTGCACGGCTATGCCTTGTCGGTGCATCTGAAGTTTGAGGCAGACGATCTGGATGAGCGCAACTGGGTGGTGGACTTCGGCGGGCTGAAAGATCTTAAGTCCTGGCTACAGGAGACCTTTGATCACAAGACCGTGGTGGCAGAAGATGACCCCTGCCTTGACTGGTTTCATCGCGGCCACGAGCAGGGGCTGCTCGATTTGGTGATCCTGCCAGCAGTGGGCTGTGAACGCTTCGCCGAGCTGGTCTGGGCTCAAGCCAACGCCTGGCTGCAGAACAACGGCTACGCCCCCCGCTGCCGGGTTACGGAAGTCGAGGTGCGTGAGCACGGCGCCAACTCCGCAATCTACCGGCCATGAGACATCTCACGTGGGACGAGTTTGATCAAGCCGTTTGCAAGATTGCCGCCGACCAAGAGGGCCGGTCGTTCACAGGTGTTTACGGCTTTCCTCGCGGTGGCCTATGTCTAGCGGTGGCCTTGAGTCACTATCTGAGCCTGCCGCTGCTGCATGAGATTGAACCCGGCTGCCTAGTGGTGGATGACATCTACGAGACCGGACGCACGCTGGCGCCAGTCAGTCAATATGACGGGGTGAAATGTGCTGTGTGGATCAGTAAGGTGCAACCAACATGGTTCCGCGCCGTGGAAGTGATCGACTCACCCGATTGGATCATCTTTCCTTGGGAGGACCCCAGGGCCGCAATCAACGATCAGGAGGTTTACCGTGCTTCGCGTGAATGAAATCTTCCCCACGATCCAAGGGGAGGCAACCTGGACCGGAACGCCGGCCACGTTCATCAGGCTTCAGGGATGCCCTGTGGGCTGCAGTTGGTGCGACACCAAGCACACCTGGCCGGCGGGCTCGCCTACCAAGATGATCAACGTCGTCGAGATGCTCGACAAGGTTGATCCTGCCCCAACGTGGGCTCTAGTGAGCGCCGAGCGGATTGCTGAAGTTGTGGCCGGCTATCATCCCCGGCACTTCGTAATTACGGGCGGGGAGCCTTGCGCCCAAGATATTTGGTTGCTGACCGAAAGGCTGCAAGCCTTGGGTACGGTGCAGATCGAAACCAGTGGCACCCATGAGATCAATGTGGCGCCAGACACTTGGGTGACGGTAAGCCCGAAGGTGGGGATGGGCGGCGGGCTGGAGGTGCTGCCCAGCGCGATCGCACGGGCAGATGAGATCAAGATGCCGGTGACGAGCATCAGCGACATCAACAGACTGCAGGCACTGCTAGTACATTACCGCCACAGCACTCCGGTATGGCTGCAGCCGGTAAGTCAAGGCGATCAAGCCACGCAGCTTTGCGTGCAGGCGTGCATGGAGAATCAGTGGCGGCTATCAATTCAGACGCACAAGTATGCGGGGGTGAGGTAAAGAATGAACCTAGAGGCCTACGCCAAGCACCGCAAGGCGCGGGGCCTTCGTGGCACCAGCCACGTGGCGGTGCTCAAGGCGATCGACACCGGCCGCCTCACCGAGCCTGCCGTGCGCAAGGTGAACGGCCGCTGGCAGATTGATGCCCCGCTGGCCGATGCGCAGTGGGCCGGCAACACCAGCAACATGCCCGACAATGGCACCGACCTACCGGAGCCACCCAACACCCGCCAGCCACACCCGGAGGGCGGCGGGCCATCGCTGGCTCAGGCCAAGCGGGCGAAGGCGGTCTATGAGGCGGAGCTGACCCGGCTAGAGCTGCAGAAAACCAAGAAGGAGCTGATCAGCGCCGATGAAGTGCGCCAGGAGGCCTCCCGGCTGGGGCGCCAGGTCCGCGACCTGCTGCTGACTATCCCCGGCCGCAACGCCGCGAAGGTGGCCAGCATGCAGGACGCTCAGGCGGTGCGTGATCTGCTGGAGGCCGAGATCACCAACGCGCTCAGGGGGCTGCAGCATGAGGCCGCTTGACGCTGCGACGATCTACCGCCAAGCCTTTATCGCAGCGCTCCAGCCCCCGCTGGATCTGACCGTCAGCGAGTGGGCGGATCAGAACCGGATCCTGACCCGCCGCAGCAGCTCCGAGCCCGGCCAGTGGCGCACCGACCGGGTGCCCTACCTGCGCGAGCCGATGGACCTGCTCAGCCCCCGCGAGAAGCGCATCAAGCGGGTGGTGCTGCTGTTCGGATCACAGACCGGCAAGACCGAGGTGGGCCTCAACTGGCTGGGCCGCACCATCGCGCTGGACCCGTCGCCGTTCCTGGCGATGTTCCCCACCGAGAGTTTCGCCAAGCGCCAGATCCGCCAGCGCCTCACGCCGCTGTTCACTGACTCCCCGGCGGTGGCGGCCAAGTCGATCAGCACGAAGTCCAGGGACGCGGCGAACGCGATGTTCCTGAAGGAGTTTCAGGGCGACATGCTGGTGAGCATCATCGGCGGCAACAGCGGCAGCGCCGCGCAGGGCATGCCGGCGCAGAACGTGTGGGCTGATGAGGTGTCATCCCTGCCGCTGGAGATGGACGACAAGGGCGACCCGCTGGAGAACGCCGAGGCCCGCCAGACCAACTTCCCCGACCGCAAGGCGCTGGTGACCTCCACCCCCGGCAGCCGCGGCGCCTGCAGGATCACCAGCGAGTTCGAGGTGCGCAGCGACCGCCGCCGCTACGGCGCCCTGATGCCCTGCTGCGGCGGCCATGCCGTGATCGAGTGGCCGCACATGGTATGGGATAAGCGCGACGGCGAGGTGTGGTGCCAGTGCCCGCTATGCAATGAACGGGTGGCGCAGCACCACAAGACCGCCATGCTGGCCGGCGGGATCTGGACGCCAACGGCCAAGGGCGACGGCGAGACGGCGGGCTTTCACTTGCCGGGCTGGTATGCGCCGTATGGCTGGCTGAGCTGGGAGAAGATCCGCGATGAGTTCCTGCGCGCTAAGGCGGACCCGCTGCTGCTCAAGGGCTGGGTGAACAAGCGGGCCGCTGAGGCCTGGGAGGACGAGAGCCTGGCGAAGGTGAGCGCCGATGGCTTGATGGCCCGCGTCGGCGGCTACGGCCACGGCACTTGCCCGGATGGCGTACTTGCGGTGCTGATGGCCGTGGACGTGCAGGATACCTGGCTGGAGGTGTCGGTGTGGGGCTATGGCCGCGGCAAGCCTGAGCAGGCCTGGCGGATCTGGCACCAGAAGATCGAGGGCGACCCGGGGCAGGATCACGTCTGGGATCAGGTGACGACGATCCGCGAGATCGAATGGCCGCACGCAAACGGCGGCAAGCTGAAAGCGATCCACTGCGCGGTTGACACCGGCGGCCACTACACCAGCGAGGGGTATGACTACTGCCGCCGGTACGCCAAAGAGGGTGTGGTGGCCATCAAGGGCAGCAGCCAGAAGAATGCGCCGCCGCTCGGCAAAGGCTCAAAGCAGGACGTGACCTTCAGGGGCAAGACCGTGAAGGGTGGCGTCACGCTCTACATGATCGGCACACACGCAATCAAGCGGACCATCTACAGCCGCCTCAAGATTGAAGATCCCGGCGACGGCTACATCAACTTCGACGACGCCACCACGGAAGACTACCTGCAGGGCCTGACCTGCGAACGTCTGCAGCCGCGGTACGTGAAGGGGTTCCAGGTTCTGGAGTGGGTGAAGCCATCCGGCGCCCGCAACGAGCCGCTCGACCTGAAGGTGTACTGCCTAGCGATGCTGGAGCTGCTGAAGCGCCGCTACAACCGTCAAACCATGTGGGACCAGCTGGCGGCCCA